TTTAATATACTTCTTCCTTTTATTGATAAAACACGCCATTGTTGATGTTGGTATCCAAAGGCATCTAGGATGGATGGGCAAAGAACACTACTGGCGGAAACAACCACACTTACATTATGCTGGACATGGCATAGGAACAATGCTTGTGTTATTGCCAACTGGAATAGTGCCTGCTATAATAGCAGGAGTGCTTGATTGGTGGTGTCACTGGCAAATTGACTTTTCCAAGGCCAAGTTAAATAATGTCTTAAAAATTGACCATAGCTCTAACACTTATTGGTGGTTATTAACCATTGACCAACTGTTACATTACACTACGTATCTTGTTATAGTAGTGCTTTTTGTTTAAATATAATTAAGGGTTTGTTAACAGAGCACTAATTAATATCATATGATTAATTAAATAGTATATAGTAACTATTATCAGTATAATTCTGATGGAGGTATATATACGTGAAACATGTACTAACTTTTTTATTAATTGCTTTCTGTCTTATTACGTATAATGTAGCTGTCTTTGCGGCAGATACTAACACTGTGACAAGTAGCGGCACTGTCACGATTGATAAAACTCCACCAACTGCCAGTGCGCCAAGTATCGTTATTAATAACAATGACGTATGCAAAAGTGCATACAGTGCTGGCGTTCAAACACAAATCTTAGGTATAGCTAGTGGTGTTACAGTTACAGATAAAAACTGCGAGCGGCTTAAACTCGCTAGAAGCCTTTATGGTATGGGAATGAAAGTTGCGGCTGTTAGTACACTGTGTCAGGATGCTAGAGTGTTTGATGCAATGTTAATGGCTGGCACTCCCTGCCCATATAAAGGCAAGATCGGTTCTAAAGCTCTTGAGGCATGGAACGAAAATCCAAATGATATACCATCAGGCTCACAACTATTAGAGTCTAAAAAAAAGAGCGTAACGGAGCAGACGAACGACGACTGGATGAATCAAGAGACGGAATAAAACAAGATGACTATGCTCATGAAGAACAAGACGATGACGAGGACGACATCTCAGGCTGGACTGTTTTGGGTGCGGCCGCTACTATTGGTGGTCTTTTTATCGGTATTCCCCCACTTATCCCTTAACGCACAAGAAGCAGATCCAACAGAAGAAACAGAAACAACCAGCAATGTGCTATCCAATCCTGGTTTTGAATCCAATACAAATACTGGCAGTCCAACTAATTGGACAGTGGAGGACGGTCAAGTTTTTATATGTGATCGTTGCGGTCCATTTGGCGGTAATGCACTAACAACAGGCAACGAAGGAACGCATGGAGGTGGCACTGTTAGCCAAACTATAGATTTATTAGATCAAATGAGTCTAGATCAACTTAATCATGGAGTTGAAATTGACTACAGTAGTCAGGTACATAGTGATTTATCTAACGCAACCGTACCTTTATGTTCTGCTACCACTGGTGATTGTAAAGATAGTCTTAGCATAAACGTTACAATTAACGATTCAAATGGTAATCTATTACACCAATTTACTAACGAGTTTAATGATATAACTTTTACTGGATGGGACACCACCAGAACTACTTTTTCCTTTACAAATACTATACCAGAAAATACACACACAAGCGCATTATTAACACTAGAACTTTTTGGCAGTGACCTAGGATTTTCAGGTAATTCTTTTGGAGGCCCAAGGTTTGATAATGTGCAACTTACACTGGAATTTGCTACAACAGCCGCTTTAGATGCTATTGCCGCGGCCGAGCTAGCCGCCCAACAGGCTGCTGATATAGCCACATCAGGTACATCTGATTCAATAAATACAACACCAGTGCAGGTAGAAGTAGTTGTTACTGATAACTCAGGTAGTGAACTAGTATCAGAAATAGTTGAAGTTGCCAGTGTATCAGCAGTAGTAGCACCTCCACAAGCACCAGCAGCACCAGTAGCGCCAGTAGTGGCTGCACCAGCTGCAAGCTCACAAACACAAGAAGCTGTTGCAGATGTAGAAGCAGAAGTACAAGCAGAAGTAGCTGAAGCAACTACTGAACCAGAACCTCAAGAAAGTGCTAGCAATGAGAGTGAATCGGAATCTGAAAATACAGAAACAGCAGAAGTAGAAAAGGATGGTGGAAATGATAGGGATAGCAATAGTAAGAGCTCTGGAGATAAAAAGTCCAGTAAAAACAAAAAAAATAGCAAATCTAAAGGAAAGACTGCACTTAGTAAAGAAGAGCTTAAAAAAGAAATTAAACGTAAAATAGTAACAAGAATTATTCAGAAACTAGGTAACGATGCTGCAAGCCAGGCTACTCAGTTAGCATTAATGAACATAATTGGCGCAGATATTACTAGTTTACAACCAACCTTGATAGATGCCAGTACATGGTATACTAGCGATAGCATATATGCTAACCAACAACAAATAACAGATCCATTTGCAGGTGCTTATAATTCAGCACAGGATAGTATCATGAATAACATGATTAACTCACAGTATTAGGAAATACAATGGCTGAAGAAATTAAAACAGATGAAATTAAAACAGAAGTAGAGTTTGCCGGTGTTAAGTTTCGAGGTGGTAAAATATTTGTAATAATTACCGCACTTAGCACACTAGTAGGCGGTCTCTATGGAGGTTTCGAAGTGTATAAAGATTACATGGATATGAAAAAGAAAATAGAGAGTTATACTGCGCCAGACTTGTCAGGATTTGATAAAAAACTTGCGGTGCTAAAAGAAGAAATGCTTAGCCTTAAGACCGAGGTACAAGCCAAAGAAGAACTAATTCAGGATGCTAGGGACTATACAAAAGAAATAAAAACAGATCTTAAAGATGAGCTCCACACAATGTCTAAGCAGGTAGATGGCATAGAGAAACGTGGAAAGAATGCGTTCCGTATGGTAAGAGATAGCATAGAAACAAATGATACCAAAGTTCGTAAGTTAGTAACAGATAGTGGTGACCGTTTTGATAAACGTAGAGAACAACTGCGGACTGATATGGATAATTTAGAAGACCGGTTAAAGAAAGCACAGAAAGAATTAGAGGATCGAGTAAGTAAGCAAATCACAAAAGCATTAAACAATCCTCTTAATGCAATGAGCGGAAAATAATTATAAATCTAGCACCATTGTAATCTCTCGTAGCTCTGCTACTAGGCGCAAACGTTTAAGTTTTAAAACTTAAACGTTATGCCCTACATTACAACTTTATTTCTTAGGAGCTTTTCCGTTTAAGTAGTCAGCTTCTTCATCAGTATAAGGCCACATTATCTTGTAACCTTTCCTTTAGAATGAATATCGTATTGAGCTAGATATGAATGCCTGTGAAGCTCTCTTTGCGCTCGGGCTCTTCCTGCCTCTTCGCACATTTCAATTATTTTTTGGAAAAAAGACATTATCTTTCTCCCTGATCGAGTTTAAATTGGCGGTAAAGTCTTTCACCTTCAATTTGCCCAAACTCAGTTACGTAATAGGTATGCAATCCTGTCGTATCGCCAGTGCCATTTAATTTCAGAGTTCGAGTGTCTACTAATGCTTTAAAGAAGTTTAACATTATGTTGTTCCTTGTATGTGTATATGTGTTATTGTATAATATTATTATACACTGCTATTTACCGACCTAGCAATCAAAAGTCGGGCGCATAGATTCTATGTCAGATATGCGTTAACTGCATACGTACTACATTTTTGCTTTATTTAAGGTAAGTTGTGCCCATTGTTCGCGGCCGGCACCTGCCTGTGTGGGAATAATACTAATACTTGGCGCATTAGACTGCCCACTGGTTCTAAATTGTATTAACGAATTAGCATCTTTTATCATTGCTGTTTTCATACTTGGTATGCTAATAAGGGACAATGCATCGAAATCATCACGGTTTTTATACCATTCAAAGTTTTGCGTCATGTATGTTTGTTCAATCTTGGCAACGTCATCACTGTTTGCTATAACGTCTGCTACTGGGCCTGTATACTGCTCTAAGTCCATTCCCAGCAATTCGTTCATTAAATCTTTTCTTATTTGTCTGTTATTTTGATCACTAATAGGTAAGTCATTGTTTAATGCTTTAATAAACGGTCCGAGTCCGATACTGCCGCCTTTGCTGTTAATATGATTGGCAATAGTGGGAATAACCTCTGCATACTTCTGAACAATCTGAGTTTTAGCTTTTTGTGATCCGCCACCATAGCCAATTCTACCACCTGCTGGACCCAATGCTGCTTTAAGTTCTACTTTACCAAGCCCGACAACTTCTAAGTCTCCTTCACCATCTGCTAGTTTAATTTGATTACTTAAACAAGCAAGAGCAAACTCACAAGGTCCTTTTTGCTTAACACCTACACCGTATCTAGATAATGCAATAAAGGCGTTGAGTGCTACAGGATCTCCACCAAACACGTTGCCTAATGTGTTTAAAGGCTTTGATAATTGGCCGATATCTACTACACCGCCCTGCTCTAATTTTCCTAGGAAGTTACTTAAATTTTTATAATCGCTATCTAAACCAGCAAGAATTTTTGTAATATCTTTTCTAACTTTATCTAGCTCTTTTTCACCTAGATTTTCATCTGCGGTTGGAGTCATTAGAGCATTAGTAATATTACTGCCGATTGTGCCGCTGTTAAGTATCTTGTAGATCCTGTCCAACAACGCTGCATCTTGTTCGTTCTCTGCGCTTAGACCAGAAACTCTAGCAATAATATTTTGCTTTTCTGCCTCTAGGTCTTGATATTCGAATAAATCACGTAATAGCATACAGTTATTTATTTAAAATAAACCAGTTATGTAGTTCGTAATAATGCATGCCATCACGCTTGGTACACTTTACTGGGTCGCCTTTGATATCCAAAGCATACTGGATAAGATCTTGCCAAATCATCCTATACGGGCTATCGATGTCTGTTTCAATAAGATAAAGTCTATCGTCTTCGTCATGAAACCAGTTGCATGTAAATTCACTTTTTCTATACCCAGTATATCTATGACTCTTCTTAGTATGGCAACCAATATAGGTAAGAGTGCGATTTACATCTCTTTCGCTGGTTGTATCAATCCATGGATCATTATTGTAGTTTTCTTTAAGTTCGTCTAAGAATTGATCTTCAATGAATAGTCTGGGGAGACTCATTATCATACCCGTTTCATCATCACCAAAATTATCGTTATTTCTTGTAAGCATTTTTAATAGTTCTCGTCTATACTGACTAAGATATTCTCCAGCTAGCTGAATCATTAAAAACTTTTTACTAAAGTAGTCTCTGATCTGACCAGCTTTTTTTACATCTCGTTTACGTACCATAGGAGCAACTTGCTGAAACTCTGATCTGTCACCAGTGGTGGAACGGGCAGCTAATTTGGTTCGCCATTCTGGTCTGTCATACATGTGTACTGCACAAGCTATTGGATCTGCTTGTACTGAATGAAAGCGTTGTTTCTCTTTTTTATAGTTAACAATGCTTGCCACTGCCTGTAATCTGCGTTCATGTAATACTTTATTAAATACCATTATTCATATACTCTATTATGTGTGTCAGCACAACGAATAAATGTTGTGCATTTTGATAAATCTTTTAAGCGACGAGCACCAACGTAAGTGCAAGCACTACGTATACCACCAAGCAAGTCCATAATAGTTTCTTCCACTGGTCCGCGGTAAGGTATAAGAACTTCTCGCCCTTCACTGCTGCGATACTCCTTTAATCCACCGCTATGTTTGTCATTTGCGGCTTTTGAGCTCATTCCATAAAACTGTACAAAATGTTTTTCTTGAATAATAGGCTTATAGTAATCCTTTGTTGGTATGTCTCCACCAAAGCCATCATCATGCATATGCTGGACTTCGTTACTTTGGTAATATCGTGTAATAACATCACCGCCGCCTTCATCGTGTCCTGCTAACATTCCACCAAGCATTACAAAATCAGCGCCGCCGGCAAAAGCCTTTGCAACGTCTCCAGGACTAGTGCAGCCACCATCAGCAATAATATGTCCACCTAAGCCATGAGCAGCATCAGCGCATTCAATAACTGCCGAAAGTTGAGGATAACCAACACCTGTTTTAATGCGAGTAGTGCAAACACTACCAGGGCCGATACCAACTTTAACAACATCTGCCCCTTTTAAAATTAACTCTTCTGTAACATCGCCTGTTACAACATTGCCAGCAATAATAGTTTTGTTAGGAAATTCGTCTCTAAAGTTTCCAACAAAATTTAAAAATCTTTCGCTATATCCATTAGCAACATCAATACATACGTACTTAATGTGAGACCCAACGTTTACTGCACGAAATTTAGCTAAATCATTATCTGTGATTCCCATACTATATGCAGCATGCCAACTGGGTGCCTCATTAAAATGTTCAACTAGTGTAGCTATATTAAAGTGTTTAGTTAGAGCCGTTAGCATGCCATGTGTTGAAAGTACACCATTCATTTCACGAGTGCCAACACCGTCCATGTTAGCGGCAATGATTGGAATACCAGTGTATTCAGCACCGCTATTCCTAAAATGGTATGTTCTTAAAAGGTCTACGTTTTTTCTACTACCCAAAGTGCTTCTCTTTGGCCGTAATAGTACATTAGAATAATCTAATTTTAATTGATTTTCTATTCTCATGGTATAACTATTATAGAATAGTATAAAAGATAAGTCAACTTATTCTTGTTCTAATTTAACCTCTAGAGGAAAACCATTATGTCTTGCACTTACTAGAACTTCTACACCTTTTTGTTCTGCAAGTTCAAATGGAAGCACTGCAACAATACCAGCACCTTGATCACTAATCTCTATACTTTTCTTTTGTGCTTTGCCTGGATCGTAATCAAAGACTCTAACTAAACTTTCACTCACAAATTCAAATGTAGTTACCTCATCATTTACATAGATAACTTTATAATCCTTGGGCGGCTCAATATCTAGTATGGGACGAATTCTCTCTTTTGTGTCAGTTTGCTCAGACATTATACTTCTCCGGTTGTTTAGTTAGTGGGGGAGATTACTCTCCCCCACAATTATTTACACGAATGTAACAGGGATATTTCTGGGCTTTAATTCCTCTGGAACTTCACGTACCAGCTGAACGCTGAGAATACCATTTTCAACGTCTGCAGACTTTACATAAACATGCTCTGCTAGATTAAATGTGCGTGAAAAACGTCTGCCAGCGATGCCTTTATGTAGGTATTCAGGCTCAGTGTCTTTAACATCTTTGGCTAGTTTTTCAATGTTAGCCTCAATTGTAAGTACACCTTCGTGTGTATTCACACAAAGGCCTTCTTTGGGAATACCTGCTACTGCTACTTCGATAGTAAAAGTATCATCGTCTTGTTTGATAACGTTGTATGGGGGATATCCCTGATCACTAACAGTATGTTGTGCAAGCATACGATCCATTATACGATCGATGCCAATGAAATTACGTGATAGTGTGGGGATGTCAAGTGTAGTTAATGTTGTGTTCATTGCTATATCTCCTTTTTAAAAGCAAGATTACTATTTTATGAAAGCCCAGCTAACTGGCGCCTTCTACCCTATTTATCACCTAACTAAAAATTACTTTCAAGTTCACGTTGCTTTTTTAACCAACGCTTACGAGCCATATCTCTAGCTTTGCGACGGCGGGCACTGGGTTTAGTGTACCGCTCTTTATCTCTTAGTGTTTGTAGAAGACCATCTTCTTGCACCATTTTCTTAAGTCGGCGCCAGGCCTTGTTGATATTGTTATTGTGAACTTCTACAGTAAGTCCACGCTTAACTCTTTGTTTTGGCATTTATTCCTCTAGATCTTTCGTCCAACTTACTAAAAATCCAACTGGATCTTCAATTTGCTGTTTATTAATTAGTTCAAAGTCTATAATATTATTATAGTAGTTTGTCTTAGGTTTGTCAATTAATAATCCTGTTACCAATTGGTTTACTTCTGTATTTAACAATATATAATCAACGTTGTTAGAAACATTAATTAGCCAGTTTAAATCACTGTTTGGACCTGCTAGGTATATAGTAATATCTAAATTAACATCTTTTATGTAGTTGCATACTGCTTGATTATTGCTTTCATATCCAATACTTAATATACTAGGCTGATCCATTAAATAAAAGTCTGGTGGTGTAACTATTGTAAATTTAGTCATCTAATAATCTTGCTATCTCTTCTCGTTCATCTTCTGTCAACTGTTCTATATTAATGCGTCCTGCATTTACATCACTTATAAGATGATCTAGGTATTCTTGGTTACCCAGGTAACTGCTTGTTCTAGTTTTAGGTATCTCAATCCACTTGTCACTGGTAAATCTAAACAACTTGTTTGGTAATACATCTACACGTATAAACAAATCACCTTTGTCAGGAGACGTTGGAAACCATGTGCCAAAGTTAACATTAGCACCCTCTGGTATATTGTATTCTTCTTCCAGGCTCCTACTAGGAATGTGTAGCGTAGAAGCCTGCGTTACTTTTTTTCTAGATCTTCAGCTAAGTCTGTAATGCTGACTTCCGGATCTGCAACAGGTATATTACTTGGAGCGTCAGGCACTACTTCAGCAACTAACTCATCACCAAAGCTATCTTTTTCTACTAGTTGGTATTTTTCTGCCATCCGGCCAACAATCTCATCACGACGTTCAACTTCTGCTTGTAACTCTGCAATTTGAGCTAATAGCTGTTCTATCTTTGATGTATGTTCACCCATATGGGCGGCTAATGCATCAAGTTGATCTTTATAATCGTCACGTTCGCTTTCAGTTTGTACTACCTTGTCCACAAGTAACTCGGTTTCTTCCTTGGACTTAGCAAGTGCTGCTTCCATGTCGACCTGTTCTGCTAGCAATGCAGCATGTTCTTCCTGTAACTTTGCATACATCTCAGGGTTAACGTTTCCTAGATTACTATCTAATAGTTTTTCAATTTCGTCTAAGATTTCATTATGTTTTTTTAGTTCCATTTCGAGTTCCTCTACTCTTTCTTCTGCGGCTATTAAACCCTTAGGTCTCATAGCTGCTTTATCTTTACGCCACCAACTAATTGCCATGGTGCCTGCTAATACAAGACATACTGCTAACGGATCAAAAACTGCGACAATTATAATTATTACCCAACGTACAGCCGCTTCTAACAATGTTCTATCAGCTTCACCATAGATTAGCTCAGCAATATATTTGACAGGGCCTACTTCTGCTTCAAACTGTCTATATTTCTTTTCAAATACAAACCTATCTTCGCGTAATTTATCAATAATAGGTATTTCATTTTCTATGTTTGTTTCTAATTCTGATATACGGCTATCTACGTTTTTATTAGCACTACCAGCCTCTACTGTGTATTTTGCAATGTTTGCATTTGCACTCTCAATAGTTGGGGCAATACTCTCACGTATCTTTGCAATGCGAGCTTCAACAGCCTTAATTTGGTTACCTAATTTATTATTAATTTTTCTTATTTCTCGCTGAACCCTACTAGCAACACCTATTTCATTTTTCTTTGCTTGCGCTATTTGGGCCTGTATTGTATCACGCTCAGGCTTTTGGGTTCTACGCAATTCTGCACCCTTAGCAACCAAGTCAGTATCACTAAATGTGCCAATTTTAACACCACCTGATGTGTAGGCTTCTACATCTTTGTCTAGTTGTGCTAATTTATCATTTGCTATCTTAATATCAGCTGCACTGCGTTTTTGAGCATCTTTTAAACGTTTATTTTGTTGTTCAACCTCAACTTGAGCTTGTGCTCTTAATCCAGGTATTTTAGCATTTTCTGCATCAATTTCAGGTTTTAATCTCGAATTAGCATTCCTGATACGTTTTTGTTCACGGCTAATAAGCGCATCTATACGTCCACTGGTTTCACCCTTATTAAGGCGTTCTATTTCATTTTTCCAACGACTTACTTTTGCATCACTTCTAGCTATTTTATCGTCAACAACTGTGGCTTGAGCTAGTTGTTCTTGCCCTACTGAACTTTGTTCAATATGACTTTTGCTTAGAAATCCAAAGATACCCATGCTTGTTATAAACATGAGTGCAAAGACTGCTAATACCAGATAGCTACGAAGGAGTTTTGGTGCTCTTTGCCAATATATTTTAAGCCATATTGTAGAAACAAGTTTGCCAATTTCTAGCACGGCACCCATTAGAACAATAGGCACAAAGGCCGCCGCAAAGATTGCGGTTAATCCAACAATACTATAATATGCGGCTATTGCTGATATACACAATGCTACGAAGAGTGTTAAAATGCCTAAGAACATTGTTTTATTATACTACCTTCCGGCGGCGGGTGTCGATATATTATCTATGAGACGTACTTCTTTACTGTGACAGTACTAACAGCCGAGCCGCCTCGTTTACCAAATGCACCAAGAGTAGCACCGCTTGCTAGTTTAATTATTAATGTATCACTGGAACCAATAGCCAAGCTATTAGCATCTGTTGCGGCTTCGTTAATCTCAATCTTAACATCGTGACTAGTTGTAATTAAACAAGTCATTGTTTTGTTACTCTCACTGCCAATAGAACGTGGATCTGTAATAACAGTGCTAATATTACTGGCATCAGGAGCAGAAATAGTTTGACTACCTAAGTAGTCTTTAATTGGGCCGCCAAATTCTCCAAAATCAGCCATTAGCAGACTACTTTGTTAACTGTAACGGTAGGTGTACTAGCAGTTCCGCGAGCACCTAAAGTTCCGCCACTTGCTATTCTTGCAATCACCGTGTCACTGCTTGTAATAGCGAGACTGTTTGCATCTGCTACGCCATTTATTTCTAGTGTTGCATTGCCACTAGATGTAATAATCATTGTTACTAATCTACTACTGCCTGAACCTGTCTGGTCTGGATGAGTAATAGTTGTTGCAACATTGGTATTACTGACGCAAGTAATACTCTGCTTTCCTAACGTGTCTTTGATAGGGCCGCCGTATTCTCCATATTGTGCCATTGATGATCTCCTTTAGTGTATTTATGCATTTATAACAGCATACTCATCAGGAATATCAGTGGTATATATAACACGTTTGAACTCAAATTCTACAATTGCTCTCATACACCCTGTACAGGGTTTAGCCATGCCGTTAATCCATTGTTTAGAATTTTCTGTTGGACGTTTAACACGGTAAATGTATAGAGTAGATTTTCTTAAATCCTCAGGATCTATATGGTTTAAACTATTCTTAATAGCATTTATTTCAGCATGAAGAAATATAGCCTCACTGTTCTTAGCATACGTTTTCTGGAACGGGTGAGTTTTTATTTTGTTAGTACCTACACTAATAATCTTATTTTTAATGCCTATAATAGCCGCAAGTTTTGCGCGGCGGTAATCATCGTTATCGATAGCTTGGCGCCTAGCAAAATCCATAATACGATAATCACGCCGCCCCAAACCGGACGGCGTGATCGGGTTAACATCCATTATCTTTTTCCACGCTTGAGCTTGTTAGTTTTAGCATTGTAAAGGTTTCCTTTGTCATCTTTCTTGTAAAGGTTACCATCAATAGTTTCAAAACCAACTGACTGAACGTCTGGGTTAATTTGACGATTTAAGAATGTTGGGATAGCCAGCATTTCGTCTTGAATAGCTTTTTCTGCCTTAGTCATTTTGAGTCACCTTTGCAATGTCTTTAAATTCAACGACAAACGCTGCGTTTGATTTATAATCGCGAACTTCAACCAACTTGCTTGCTGAATCACGTGCTAGCAATAAGCCAGTACCTGAGTAATCCCCAACTCTTACAACGGGCACATCAGCAAGGCTGTGCATGCCGCCTGGGCGATCCCATTCATCAAGAGGAATATTAACAGTAAATTCACAATCGTAAGATTTACCAATTTCAATGTTTTCGATATTCATCACACTTCTCCAGTCTTAAGTTGTTTAACTATATTAATAGTAACACAGACATCTAGAACGTCAACCATTTTTCTTAATTAATCATTCATGTCGGTAGTCTATAGACCAGCAAGTTATGCTAAATGATAGTTAGTTTGGAACTACGTTTTTACCGGGCGTACCTATTAACACCTTAAAGGTTGGAACTCCATTTAGGTCTCGTAAGTACCCGTAATCTAATAATTGTGGATAACGTGTAAGCGTCATTTGTGCATCTTCGGGCCATTGGTCTTTTGGTACCTGTTTAATAGGAGTAATTTCGTATTTGCCTAGGACTTTATCTGCTTCTTGTGGCGTACTTACATAATTTTGAAGTACTTCCCATGGTACTGTTTTCATCATTTTACCCAATGATGCTTTTGATTTTTCACCGTAACTACGGTATATTTCGTTTTTAAATATCTCATTAACAAAAGCGTTAGCGTCTGCACTACCATCACTACCCATAGCAACGCTTTTTCGTCCACCTTTATCTTTATAGAGAATAACTGCTACAGGTTTTCCTGCTCGCATTGCAATCTTCCAAAAAGGTATTTTGGTAACCATATCATCAGGATTAGCAAAGCCGCTTCCTTTAATGCCGCCAATACTAGCGTAACTTTTTTGAAGCAAATGCCATACAATGTCTTTGTATTTTTCTTTATTAGCCTGAGCAGTGTCGTCAAAGCCAATAATGTTTACAAACGTTTCTGTTATAAATTCTTTAAAGCGCATAAAGTATTTATTTAAATTAAGCGCCGTATCCGCAAGGGTTGTTAACAACGAATTTACTAATTATTTCTTTACCTGATTTTAAGTCGTCAAATATGTGACTTCCGTTAGGTAAAGCATTTACTTCGTAATGAGGTGTTAATTCTGTTATAGTTTCGTTTGCATCACAAATCTCATCACCCATTTCTACAATAATACATCCACATCCCCCAGTTAAAAAAGAGGGCCACGCATCTACTATATCTTCTCGTAGAGTATAGGTACTACCAACGAAATCATTGTGTGTGCCTAGGTAGTCCTTAAGTGACACGCTAGGAGTAATAGCAGGGTTAATTGCTACAAATGGTATGCCTAAGTTAGTGCCAACATGTGATGCAGTGTGTCCACCTAGGCTAGTACCAACAATTAGGTCTATGTCATTACCTAGTGCAAAATCTTTGATCTCAGCATATACCTTTTTAAATCCACTAGAATAATCTACGTCTTTACCAACGACTGTGCCTAGTTCTTCTAGCATTTTAATCTTTGGGCTAGTAGTATCGTAGTTACTACCAAACCCATGTACATACAAAATATTCATTTTACAGGTATCTTTCTTACTGTCCCTTCCTATGTGCGTCTAGCATGTCTTGAACATACCACACGGCATCATTATTTCTTGCTCCACCCACATGCCAATCATATGGCCCAAACGGAGTATCCTGCATCTTCCAATCGTAGATGCTAGCGACTATGTATTCTTCGTCATAATCATCATCATCGTCCCTAACAAGAAATTCGATATTCCATTCTGCGGTTGTTTTGTCTCCACCCTTATAAGTTGGAGGGCCAAAAACTGCCTCTAATTCATCGTAGGTTGTTTTAACTTTACCTACTAGGCTCGTGCCAGCAACGCTAACATGATCACCTACTTCCATATTAATTACTTCTCCCATGTTACACTTTCTCCTGGCTTAATGGTTTCATAATCGTTTTTTACGATTACATTTTTGGATATGTTAGTCCAGACGATATTTACACCCATTCCAGAATAATTGGCTGCATATTCTTTACTCAGGATACCTTCATCAACAAGAGTACCCATTGACGGTGAGCCACAAAACAACCGACCAGCGGCCGAAACTGTTACTGTACGCATTATGCATCCTCCTCAAACTCAACGATCTCCATGAGCTCCTTGACGAGCTCCCGTCCGTAGTCAGTGAACAGGATTCCCTGTTTGTACACCCAGCCCTCAACAGACTGACTGTGGTAAAACGTCTCGGTAGACGTCATCCACCGGAGAGCATTGATGCGGTTGCCAGCACCAGCTTCGATAACTTTGCTGATCTGATTTTTAAACTCTTTTTCACACTCTTTTTCGCGAGCTATCTCCGCTTCCTGGGCGGCTTCCATATCTAGAATAGTTGTATCCCAGATTTTCTGCTTCTCTGCAGGCGTAGCTGTATAAAAGTTGTGACCGCGAGGACGAAACCCATACGCATCTTTATGAAGATCTGAAAAAATAGTTTCATCGTATGTAAACATTGTTTGGTCTCTTGTGTTGTTTAACTATACATATAATAGCACGATCTTACCAATAGTCAACCATTCCCTACAAAAAAAGCCCACAAAAGTGAGCATTTTCTGTAATGTATATATAGTAATTACTATTTTTTACCCGCTCCACAGCACCTTTTATGCTTTGACCCTTTACCGCGGCCGTCAGTAGGTATAGCTACCTGGTTAACCTTGAACTTGCCAAGATCCATCTGGTTGTCTACATGCTTTACCAAATGCTGTTTCCTGTTTACCGCCAATTGTAATAGTTTGCTGATATTCCCGGCAATATTGTCCAGATGCACGTTGGTAAGTCCTCATAGGCATAACTGTTCCTGAGTTTCCTGAGTTAGGATTTGACCAACTAGCTACTTGATTATCACGCATATTTTCCAAGCTACGCTGACTAGTTTTCTGCATTTTAATCTTGTCCAACTCATCTAAGCTGGCGCCAATGCTGTTACCCATAAATGCACCTAGTACTGCACCAATACCAACAGCAGCAAGTTTTCCACTGCCGCCACCAACTTGTGAACCAGCAAGTCCGCCCATTGCACCGCCTAGTACAGTTCCCATAGTAGCTTTAGGAGCATTATTTCCCATGGTCTGGCATGCACCTAAACTTACTGCAACTGCTGATACCAGTAGAATATTCTTTATTTTAATGTTCATAGCTGTTTCCTTAAACTTATAACTATATTTATAATATACTATTGTGTATAATTAGTCAACCAAAATAAGTAAGTATATGGCATTGGACTTACACGGAACAACTATACACAATGGATGGAAAACATTCGTGCAAGAGGCAGACGATGCTTATTACCGTAGGGTAAAAGCATTTAAAGTAATCACTGGCAAAGGCGAAATGCTACGTGAGTTTCCAGCATGGGCTAGTAGTCATCCTCGAGTTCGCGAAGCCAAATTAAATATTGATGGCGGTAGTTATAAAGTTGTTTTGCATAAACATGCCTGATACCACATTCTAAGATGGTTTATATTTCGTATACTTTAATTTTTAACATATCCGCTAGCGTATTTTAATAATTGCTGTAGCGGCTTTGCATTGGGTGGGAAGATTTGTCTGTGTTTATCATAGGCAGGTAATTCCTCCCTATATTTTTCTGGATTACGTAGAGCATCCTCAGGATTACTACTAGCCAGTATCTCCTGTGCTAAATCGTGTCCGTGCGCCATTAGCTCATGTGGGTCACGAAAGTAAGTACGGATCATGTCACGTTCTTTGCCAGATTTTTCTGCTTTGCGTACACCCTGCATATATCCACTGGGTAAATTTTTATATTTGTCAGCACCCATACGATCTCGCTGGGCTAGGTGTATTGTTTCGTGTGCCAGGGTTTTTAGTACACTATCTTTAAATGACTTTGGTCCCCAATAACCAATGGTACTGTCAGGATCAATGATAACGTCAATGCTACCATCTCCCTGTACCACTGCACTCTGTATGTACCAGTCTACTGCTTTACGGCCAGTGTCTCCTACATGCCAGTCTAAATCTAACTCTTCAGAATCACTGTAACTCTGCAATATGTCTACTAATTCTTCTACGTCGTCTTTATCATTATTTTTTTTTAGAAACTCTGCATACTCAGCATTAGCATCGTCCAATATATCGCCTATGTGTGCAAGGTAGTCCTGATCAGGCTGTAAACGTGCTTCTGTAAGTTCATATAGTAGCATCTACAACCCAAACCTTTGCTTCACCATATGTACTAATAAGTCCTATTAACCTAGTGTTTCCAGCAATTAACTCTAGCGAACCGTCTGGTTGTTTAACAACTATAGGCATTTCAATTGTACCTGAGTCCATGGCTTTTTTAAGTCTTGCAACCTTATCCGGCTCTAGGTCATCCAATGTTTCACTGCCATCAGCACCAGTATTACCAATTTTTCTAATACTGTTTTTGTTAACTGTGAATACTTTGCCTGTTTTAGCAAGTTTCACCCAGCCTTCTTGACCTAGTTTTTCTAGATATGGATAGCGGTTAGCCTCTTCCCATTCTACATCAAATTGTGGTTTAACGTACTTCATACTAGTATTTATTGCACACCTTGTTGATCATATAACTCAAATATATTATCTTCTTTGCTAGTATGTCGAAAGTATTTAATTTCTCCTTGATCGCATGCAGCTTGTAACATTTTAGATTTTTTCCATGAACAAACCCAAAATACCCTGCCTCCAGGTAACAATCCTGGCATTAAACAATTCGTTATCCATCTTATGTATTCGTTTGCATTCCAGTCAATATCAAAATTAGTTCTCTGCATGGCTATTAAGTCATACTTTCTTTTACTGGGAAAATAAAAATTTGTACTGGATATTTCCCATCTATAGGTATCAACCTGCTTGTGCAAGTTATATGACTGCTTAACATCATCAAAGAAGTTTATAACATCAGGAGGTTGATAATTGTTTTTAACAGGAAGTTCAGTTACATCAACCTTATGACCCAGTGATGAACATATCCAGGCAAACAACCCAATACCTGCACCAACATCTAATATGCGTATTCTATCTCGTTGTACTAGATCTAATATCTCAACAGCGTTCCATTTGTTTTCCCAATGCGTATCAAACTCGTCAAAATACTTCCTAGCATTTTTTTTTCTTGTTAGCTGATAGTAATCTACTATAGTTTGAAAATTATTCAAAGGAAAAGCACTCTTTAATATCTTAGAAATTTTAATATTTGCCATATTTAAGTTCCCTGGTTAGCAATACTTATTGGTATTATACCATCAGGGTCTTTAGGATAGAACCAACCAGCCAAACTATAGCGTGGGTGCGGAGCAATATAACTTACTGGACTAATAAAATGCTTGTTTTGTCTGTTCCCAGTTGTATCGCTAACATCCATAAGAACTAAACGATTACCAAATGGTTCAATGCTATGCTTAATAGTCTGCTCATCTTTATTCATTAAGCATAATTGCCCGCCCCAGTGAGATTTCCAGTCTGGGTTAAAGTAAAATATGTAGGCACACCAACGTCTGGGATCATGGTGTGGATTTAACCATGATTCGTGATCGTATGCACTGTAACTTGGTTGGTCAGTATACATGTTTGGAAATTCAGTAACATGTTCAGCAATATCTAAAAATGTAGTATCTGGTTTTCCTAAACTATAATCTCCGCATACTACACGACTAAATTCAATAGTCTTAGGGTAATCATTTTCTATAAAATCTTCTTCTTTAAGCAACCATTTAGCTTTGTGCCAATAACCAAAAGTCTGTAAAGAAACATTTTTGTGGTAACTTTTGTAACCTGCTAAGTCTATAGTGTTAGCTTTTTCTTGTGATACTTTTTGATGTTTATGCCCAGCACACATCCAGTATCCCATGTTCATGGTTGGTAAACATTTGTAAAGATCAGAAATCCAGGGTTCCTGTATAATATTATCAATTACACAAAAACGCTGGATTTTAAAATCAGCTTTGGCTTTATCTAAGCCATCCGTATTAAACATTTTACTCCTGTCTATAGAAGATATGATCGTCTATACGGCTTATTAGTTGCATCTGTTTACGCCAGCTTGGCTTAACATAATCAGCATGGTAATGATTTGCACCTTCTACAATCCCATTCCATTTGTCGTATGCTAAGATCTCGTAAGCTATAGCACTAGCAACTTTCCACTTAATATTATTATCAGTGTTTATTAATTCATCCTTCTTACCATCACAATACCAACTAAACTGACATCTGTTTCTCACAGGATTATATACTCTATCTTTATCAGCCAAGGTAGGATCTTTCTTAGTCTTCCAAGATTCCCTTACTGGCCCTTCATATATAACACTGCACGGGTCGCCTGGCCAGCGATTATCCTGTACACGATTCATAACAACCCTACCAACTGCAATCATGCCGTTGTAGCTCTGATTATTTGCTTCCCTGTATATATTTAAAGCCATGCAGTATTGTTGTTCTTTGTCTACTTCTACTTCTGACTTCGCAGGAAGGTATATTACACGGGTTTGAGTTACTTTTTTAATTGTAGGTACTTCCTTAATTTTAATAACTTCTTTAGTTACAATTTTAGGAACTTCTACTCGTTCTACCTTAACGATCTCAACTGGGACCATCTTTTCTACTTCAACTACTTGCGTAATAGTTCGTGGCATTCCTAGGTAGTAGTAACTTACTACACCTATCATAAATCCGATTATTGTTGCTAGTATAAGATTTTTTAAGTTCCAGAGCATGGTATTTTCCTATTAGTTTCCATATAGTAACTATAATAACACGATTTGCTAGTCTGTCAACCATTATAGGGTAACTATTCCTTCTTCAACTAGCCTTTCTCTGTTAATCATGTGCTGGGCCACAACATCATCCTTGGATCCACCAAAGTATGGAACTGCATGTCCTTCTTGTATTAAAACCTGGGTAGCTCCGCACTCTCTGTCATTAACTGCATCGTAAACTTTAAAATCACCAAGTATACGCCCAAACTTACCCTTCATATCTTCACCGTCTTTATTGATCTGAGTTTGAAGAACAGATGTTTTTCCTAGCAAAGATTTAAGTCTTTCTTTAGCAGCTAGCCCAAACTTCTTTTCCACTTTGTCTCTGGTTCTTGATTCTGGGGTGTCAATACCCATCATGCGAACACGTTCATCCATCATCCAAACACCAAATCCTAGATCGATGTCGACATCAACTGTATCGCCGTCTACTACTCTTCTTACATTAACTCGATATTCATACATATAATTTTCCTCTCCATGCTTGAAAGTATTTATATGCATATATAATTAAGTCATAGACACTTTTAGCAGCCTAAGATCTAGACTGCTAAGAGTATTATAATAATTTTTTTGAAATACATAAACGCCAATGGGTTTGAAGGCATATTATTGGTATGGGATGGAGAAAAAATGTGAATATTTTTCATATCTATATTTATAAATTATAAAACACACAATAGAAAAAGAGCCACATTATGTGGCTCTTTAATCACATATAGTTGCGTGAAGTGTTATTTTGTTTTATTTTTCTCAAACATCTTGATATCTCCAACTGCCTTGTTGGCAATCTTTAACGCATCACTGAAGCTAACATCGATAACTTCCAACGCCTTTGCTTTGAAATTGTTACTGAAGTGTTTTTGACTTCTGGCTTTCTTAAACCATTTACGCATATTCTGTAGGTCAGCATCACTCTTTGGATTAGTTACAATAAACCACACATCATAGAATGTTTTAATAGCGAAATTTGGAGCAACTTCTGCCATAGTTTTTGTTCCTGGAAACGACTCCAAGCTGGCAGTATCACCGGTATTGATAACACATGTCACTTTGTCAAGATTAACAGCCGCCCATTTACTGTAATGGATGATATAATCAATATCATTACCTAACAATGTTTTGGCTACTCCTTTTGAATTACCAACATTGATCACGGTCCGTTTAGCAGTTGTTTTGAACTCATTCATTAGTGCGTTAGCGAATGATTCCCACATATTTGGAACGGCAATTGATCTGTCTTTGTTACCGTACATCAGATCATCAAGACCTAGACCTGCCTTGTCACTTCTGTAGCAAATGGATGTGCTAGATTTAGCAACAGCATCAACTAGATTGGCTTTGGTAATTTCAACACCACACCCTGGAATACTATGATAAGCATTGTTAACCCAATACATGTCATTAGTAGGACCACTCTCATGTCTTGCTTTTCCTTTTCGGCAATCACCCAAAAATTGAATGTTGTTTGTATACCCGTGTTGTTTAAGTGTTGGTTGGACGGCGGCGAATGTGTAGTTTCCTGCCCCACCTGGTCTTGATCCAACCACCAATTCTGCTGCGTAAGCAGATGTAGTCGCGGTGATCAATGCCAGTGCTAGTATAATCTTTTTCATAATTGTTAATCTCCTATTTGTATATGAAATTTATAGATGTTACCATTATATAACAATGGTATCATTATGTCAATATTTTTTGCTAATGTTTTGAACATATACAGGTCGGCGTTAAGATCATACAACTCTAAAAAGGGTCAAGCCCTGCGTCGATTTGGTATACCTGGCATCACTGGACTGTGACGCTGCAAAAGTATTTATCATTTAGAGGTAAATCTGTAAGAAATGTGTCAACACTTCTTGGAAATGAATTGACAACATAAATCCAAATATCAATGGGATACAGTCAAGTTTGCGTATAAACCACGCTACAGGTAACAGAAATCCACTGAGTAAGAGATAATACCATAACTGGTATTCTTCCATGCCCATGTTGATGATAGTTGCTCCTAACATCACAAGAGCAACCCAGAATATTTTGTTATTGTGTTTATAGACGAAATCATTGATTAATGTTGCCAACGGCCATGCTGAAACTAATCCAATGACATTGGCGATTATGAATGACATAACTAACGCATACGTGATATTAATGTTATTGAACCATTCCAATCCAAACTGCGCCCCGCTATTCACAGCCATATCATACACCAATATCTCACTGGCACTGATGGGAATTCCAAATGCGAGTAATGGAATCAAAAAACTCAACGATGCTGAGTTGTTTGCTGCTTCTGCTGCGGATAAACAAGAAGCATCGCCCTTCTTATATACCTTCCGTTTGATCCATTTTTCATATGAATACGCCAGTTGTGAACTGATAGTAAACGTGAGACTTGGGATAAATCCTGCGAAGAAACCAATACAGCTTCCCCTGATAGCAGAAATCCATTTGAATTCAGTGATGCTGAATTTGCCACTGTCTTGTTTTGCTACGATCATTTCGCCATCGTCGTTGAATTTATTACCGAACAATGTTGGCAACGCATACAGAAAAATGAATGCTACTGTGGTTGGAATGCCAGCCATAAAATATACATTCGTGACATCAAACATTTCAGTAAACCATGTAGTATTGTGTATTTGGGTGATACCAGCAGTACCAAGTAGATATCCTGTACCCATAAGACAACAGTTCACGATGAATTTATTGCTTGATGTTATAACTGATATTACAATACACCCTCCAAGTAACAGAAGTTGTAGTGTCAGTGCGTAAAACACATGTAGATATGAAATGTATGTGATGGTAGTGATGATGGCGATCACAGCCACAACGCTTCCTACTGCGCTGGATATAGCAGATGTTCTAAGTGCTTCGGTAAGTCTGCCTTGAATGTTCATAGCGTATCCCTCTTTGACTGCGGGGATGCTACTTGCTTCGCCAGGAATACCAACAGTGGATGCTATAACAGAACCCATGTATTGACTTGTGATCAGAATTCCGATGTAAAACGCTATCAAGCTGTAAACATCTATTGATGATAGCAACGGATAAAACATCAGAATGGATATTGATATATTGACACTTGGATTCAATCCAGCTAAAATACCAGCCAGTGATCCACATAAAACAAAAATCAATACAGATATCATATTGACATCCATTGCCATTGTTTCAAGCATTTATTCTCCTAACACGTAATCCTGTGACCATATATCTACAAACCCAGATGTGATAAAGTCTGACTCATCCTTCTTGTAGCAATCATCAATGATTTCTTCAACGTGATTTATACCTGCTTTCCAAGCATCCTGATGTTTCTTTTCTGCGTGAAGAAAAAACCCATCATCTTTATCCCACGCATTGACAAGCTTTGCTTTGCCAAGGGTGAAATATGGACGATCATCGCCGACGTTTTGATTAACATAGCGTCCATAAAGTAATGGGTCAATGTAGTTATGGTAGAATTCTCTGTTGAAATACTTCTTTTCACGACTGAATAATTGCTTCATTAAGGTAGCTTTCTCTGGGGTATCTTCCAGAGCATCGAAGAAATTCTTGATCGTGTATGCCTGCTTACATATCAGCTTTGGCATATCGCCACTCCAATAGAAATAATCATTATCGTACCAACTGCCTTCCTTTGCTACATCATTAGAGTTGAAGAACCCAGGGCAACTGTCAAGAAAGCTTATTTTCCATTTGTGATCTTCGTAAAATATACGAGGTTTGTCAACACCACGAACAATACATGTTCTGCCCATCTCCATTTGTGCTTGGTACTGAAAATCGGTCTGGTGGAAATTCCACATGAATGTTTGAGGACTTAAACTGAAGTTGCTCGTAGAGTACACCCATTCCTCATCGATGAATTTGTCATAGTGCTTACTATCATCAAGGAAGAAATAGTTCAAATCGATGTTTCTATCATGTTCAAGCTGCCTGATGTATGGCAGGGCGACATTATGTGCTTCTTTGTTTTGTGTCAATTCTCCCCAGTTGTCGAATTGAAAACTACCATATGTTCCAACGCCTTCAATGGGAATATCGTTATCGACAAATGTTCTCAACATAGTAGTGCTATCGATCCCGCCACTATACATCAATATTACTCTGTCGTATTGATTGCGTATCTGGATAGCTCGTTGAAGATAAATTTCATATAAGTCTTCGGCTGGTTCTTCAAGCCACTGATGTGCTGAGAACTGCTGGTCTTGGAAAATCCACTTCGGTAACTCACCGCCAGAGCATGCCTTCAACGCTGAGACTTTGTTATAGAACTTTAATCCATTAACAGAGTAATGCCCCAGTTCTTTCTGTCCTGTTATCAACATATTATGATCCTAGATTGTAATCTCTCGACCATATTCCACGCAATCCAGTTTTGATGAATGATTGAAGTGTAGGCTCTGCGGAATTGAAGAAAGATGTGTCGATTGTATTTATAGCATGGTCAATACCAGCGTTCCAAACATCTCTCGCTGACTTCGAAGCATGTTCAAAGAACACATCGTCTTTATGCCACGCATTTACGAGTGGTGTTTTGCCTAACGAGAAATAGTTTCGATCATCGCCTGGTTTATTTGTCAGATATCGTTCATAAATTATCGGATCAATCCATTTGAAATATTCAGAACTGACGAATTTATCACTCTCCCTAGAGAATAATGTGTTCACGATATCTGGACGATTGATCTTTTGAAAATATTGTTTGATCATGTGTCCTTGCTTACAAATAACTTTTGGATTATCGCCACTCCAGTAAAAATACTCATAGTACAACGAGTTCGGATCATCTGTTGAACACTCAGAACCAAATAGGCCGTTCGCGTTGCTATCCAAGAAACTTACTTTCCATGTTCCGTCCTCGCATAACACTCTTGGCTTGTCAACACCACGAATAACAGCAGTGGTGCCAGCCATCAGGTGTTGTTGGAAATACGGATCTTGTCTGTGCTTAGTCCATATGAATGTCTCCGGACTGACAGATGCTGAATTGGTATTAAGAATCCATGACTCATCCTTAAACGATTGCTCAAACAGATACCAATCATCCAGTAAATGGTACGGCAATTTAATGCCTCTAGTTTTTTCTAGATGGTGAATATATGGCTGTGCTACTCTGAATATTTCTTGATTGCGATTGTAAGATTCGTATGATTTAATATCGAAAGCACCATAACTGACGATTCCATCGAGCGGGATGTTGTTATCGATGAATGAATGTAAAACGCAAGTGCTATCGATCCCACCCGAATAGTATAGAATAAGTCTATCGTACTTCAGGCGCAAGGACATAGCACGTTGACGATATAGCTCATACAAATCTTCTTTTGGTTCATTTTCCCAGTTGATTGAAGCAAATTGTTTATCTTGGAAAACCCATTTGATTTGAGATATATCATTACATGACTGTAGTGCTTGAATTTTGTTTTCAAAACGCAACCCTGGCTTATCAGTGATTTCGTAATATCCAAGATCGTTGGCTATGCTCATTGTTTATCCTTGATCTATATTATATAATAAAATGTGAGTGAAGTCAATAAAAATGGAGCGGGTACCGGAACTCGAATCCGGTTATCTGACTTGGCAAGCCAGTACATTACCAGTTATGCTTTACCCGCGCATTAACACGAATGAAAGGGCTTCTTGTTTCATTTTTATTAGGGTTAGCAATAGTAATCATTACCCGTTTACTTTTACAATATGCATCATACTGATTAATAGCCCTGCGTAACAGTTGATTTTCTATATAATCTCGACACATGGCTTTACATGTTGATTTTGCAACATTTCTACGTTGGCCCTTACTCGTATATGTTGTAGAACTTTTTCTTCCCATATTATAAATCCTCTAAATCATGTATTGACTCTTTTGCTTCTTCAACATCTCTTAAACTGTCAATGTATTCTTTTAACAATTCAGCTGTAGTTTTTTGTTTTTGACAATAGCTTTGACCCTTAATTACATTTGTTGTTTTACATTCTTTATCTTTTATCACTGATACTATTTCGTCTGTACTAGTTTTTTTGTCATTCAGCATCCTAGCACCATCATACACAGTTTTTCCTGTACTTAATAGTTGTATAGGAAATGGCAATCCAGCACATGCTGTTACCATTATAGTTACAACTGACACTAAAATTATACTTAACCACTTTACCATCTAATACTTATTAAAGTTAAAGTGCAACTTTTCTGTTGCTAGGGAAGTTGCCACCCCCGAGAAATTAAGCTGCGAGAGCGTAATCCTCATATGCTACATTATCGTTAGCATTTATAGTTTTTGTTCGCGTTAACCGAGCTTACATCCGGACAACTCCACATTCCTACTACTTGCCAGTCGATCCTGTTCATCCCCATCATAAGCACACTCCGTAAAATGTGTTTATGGTGGAGATGCCGGGAATCGCACCCCGGGTCCTGTGCAACTTTTGTTATGCTTCAACGTTACGTACTATTTATATTATATTTCTCCTGCAACCCATTTATTCACTGCAAGATTTACGGTGAATACTGTGGCTATTCACTGCACATTGCTTCTTCGTAGGTTTCACATATCTCTTATACCAGAACTTATCCATCGTCTTTCCTATTTGAAATAGTAGTTCATTCTTCCTACTGCACTGCCATTAAAATACGGAGCCTTTGGCCTGCCCGGAGGGATTCGAACCCCCGACCTACAGATTAGAAATCTGTTGTTCTATCCAACTGAACTACGGGCAGTCATTCCAAATATTATATTAGAAATTAACCAGGTTTGTCTATATAATAAAATTACTTGTATCTATAATGTCTGCAGTAAAGTTTTCAAGTGTTACTTCCATGTCTGCAACTAAATCTGAATCTAAATCCATTTGTAATAACTTTGTGTTGCTATTAAAAGTAACTTCAGGTGTATTAGAACCCGTAAAAGATGAAACTATATTAAAAGCTGATGTTATATCAGAAATATCAAACTGTTCATCTTGTTGATAGTCTTTTATTATATCCCCACTACCCGCCGGGGAATCAGCTTTAGAACGATATATGTATATATCGTTTCCACTACCTCCAGTAATTGTGTCAGCACCTTCTCCTCCTTCTATTTTATCATCACCATACAATCCAAATATAGTATCATTTCCATCAAAACCTTTTAATGTATCATCATTTGCAGTTCCAGCAATAACTTCATTTGAATCTGTACCTTCTATTGTATTATATCCGTCTGTAATAAGTGATGCTGCGAATTGTAGTATATTAGGTGCATATATGTCTTTGAAATTGGGCATTGTCCCTCCAAGATAAAAATCAAGAGGAATAGACGAATATATGACTGCTCCTTCTCCATACCTATATGCAAAATCTACTATTTCATTCTCATCACTCGTAGTAAGTAATGCAAGGGAATCATCTGGTAACGTGTCTTTCTTGGTGTATCCATGATTAGAACTGTTTCCACCATCTATTGAAGTGTCCGTAAGCAATCCACCAGGCCCTTCTCCGACTACGGTATTCTCATCGACTACATCTATTGCTCTACTGTTCGTAAACTTACGCACTATGTCTGCTGGTTCCTCTCCAAATAGAATGTTCTCTGCGTTCCCCACTTGTCGATCATGGATCACAAGTATCATACCCTCGTCAACACGTTCCTTAATACGGTCTACCGCATTGGTATATTCATTTCCATACGAATCATTGGATGGATTGATTGCCCAGAGTATATCAACATCTGCAAGTTCTGTCTCCGAAAGAGTAGTCATTTTAATTGCATTGTGGCCAGCATCTTCAATAGGAGCAACTTGCTTTGATACGCCTTGTCCATCGGACATAGAATAGTATCCTATATTCATTGCGGCTGCTATAGTAGTGCCTGTGCTACCAACTCCTAAAAGATTTGGTTGTACAGTAGGTTCCGGCTCAGGTTCTGATTCAATTATAATAATGGGTGCAGCAATTGCTCTAGCAATTGCAAAAAACTTTGGTTTTTCTGGCTCTACAAATAACACTTCTTGTACTACTTGAGGCTCTATAACCAATACTTCTTGTTCAACAACCAAAATAGGTTCTGGTTGTACGTCTACGAAAACTATAGGTTCTGGTTTGGGATCCTCTATAATAGGTTTGGGTGCTTCTATAATAGGCTTAGGTGCTTCTATAGGACCTTCAGCAACTGGGCCATCCATGGGCCCTTCGTCTACCGGTCCATCCACAGGTCCTTCAGCCACTCCTTCTTCAATAGGTGGACCTTCAGCAACTGGGCCTTCTTCAATTGG